CAGTAGGAGTAGCCTACTCAGACCCTGATTTATCAGGCGCTACAATTGATAACTCGCCTATTGGCGCTGTAACACCTAGCACAATTGAAGGTACGACTGTTTATGCAGACGTAGAGATTGGCTATGCGGCGGTTGCTCAAGGTGCAGTTACTCAATTAACTAGTAAATCAACGGGAGTAACTTTAAACACTTCTGCTGGTCAAATCACAATGAACGCAGCATCATTAGCGACTGTTACAAACGTGACGTTTACGTTGACTAATAGCGCCATTTCGGCTAAAGATGTGTTGCTTTTGACTGTCACTAACGGCACATCTGGCGCATACAACGCTTTTGTGTCTAGCATGGGCGCAGGATCAGCAACAATTACTTTGCGCAACATTAGCGCGGGTGCTCTTGCTGAAGCAGTTGTTCTTAACTTTGCAATTATTCATTGCGCTTAACAAATGGGGGCTAAACACCCCCATCTACAAATGCACATTTACCTAAAACATCCAACTCACGGTACCAAGATTGCTACTATGGAGTTGGAAGCCGAATATGATGAAACAAAGGGCTGGGTGCGGTACAATCCCGATACGCCTGAAGTTGAAGTAGCGGAGCCAGTTAATACGCTAAAACGTCGTCGTAAAACTACGGAGTAAACATGGCCACAACAGCCAATGACCAGATCAACGGCGCTTTGCGCTTACTCGGCGTGTTGGCTGAAGGTGAGACGCCCTCTGCGGCTACATCGCAAGACGCACTTGTTGCGCTGAACCAGATGATCGACTCATGGAATACAGAGCGATTGGCTGTGTTTGCGACTCAAGATCAGGTCTTTTCTTGGCCACCTAATGCTATCTCACGCACCCTTGGTCCAACCGGCGACTTTGTAGGTGAGCGCCCAATTTTGGTTGAGGACTCGACATACTTCCGTGATGCTTCATCTGGCATTTCCTACGGTCTTAAACTGATCAATCAGCAGCAATACAACGGTATTGCTGTCAAGACCGTGACCTCCACCTACCCACAGGTAATGTGGGTCAACATGGAATACCCAGACATTACAATGACGGTCTATCCAGTACCTACCAAGGTTCTGGAATTCCACATTGTGTCGGTCAAGCCAATAACAGCGCCAGCTAACTTGGCGACAAACCTAGCGTTTCCACCAGGTTATCTGCGCGCATTTAAGTACAACTTAGCTTGTGAGTTTGCGCCTGAGTTTGGTGTCGAGCCATCTCCCACAGTCATGCGGGTTGCGATGACCTCTAAGCGTAACTTAAAGCGCATCAACAACCCAGATGACATTATGTCGATTCCTTATTCGATTGTTGGAACGCGTCAGCGCTTTAACATCTTTGCCGGTAATTACTAATGCAGACACCTATCCTTGGCAGCGCATACGTTGCGCGCAGCGTTAACGCAGCGGATAACAGGATGATTAATCTCTTTCCTGAGATTGTCCCTGAAGGCGGGCAGATGCCTGCTTTCCTGAATCGTGCGCCAGGGTTAAGGTTTTTGCAAACTGTAGGCACAGGACCTATTCGTGGGTTGTGGGCGCATCAGACTAACGGTTCTGACTTCTACGTGGCATCAGGCAATGAGTTTTATAAGCTCAGTAGTCTAACCGGCACCCCCACGCTACTAGGCACCATTTCTGGCACAGGGCAAGTATCCATTGCGGATAACGGCACACAATTGTTTATTGCGTGTAATCCTCGGTCGTATATCTACAACGAAGTCACAAACGGCTTTGCTGAGATTACTGACCCTGACTTTACCGGTGCGGTGACAGTTGGCTACCTTGATGGCTATTTCGTCTACAACGAGCCAGATAGTCAAAAAGTCTGGGTAACTGAGTTGCTTGACGGCACTCAGGTTGACCCCTTGTCCTTTGCAAGCGCAGAAGGTTCACCCGACGGTCTAGTGGCTATTAACATTAACCACCGTGAGGCTTGGTTGTTTGGCACTGACTCAGTCGAGGTCTGGTACAACGCAGGATTGCAAGATTTCCCTCTGACACGCATTCAAGGTGCGTTTAACGAACTTGGTTGTGCTGCGGCGTTCTCTGTTGCCAAGCTAGATAACAGCGTGTTTTGGCTTGGTCAGGATGCGCGAGGCGAGGGCATTGTCTATCGCTCAGAAGGCTACAACGGTAAGCGCATCAGCACCCACGCAGTTGAGTGGCAAATCCAGCAATACGCTGATATGTCTGATGCGGTTGCGTACACCTATCAACAAGACGGACATGCTTTTTATGTGCTGAACTTTCCTTCTGCTAACCAAACTTGGGTCTACGACGTAGCCACTCAGGGCTGGCATGAACGCGCAGGGCTGCTAGACAATCTCTTTACCCGCAACAGAGGCAATTGCCAGTGTAATTTTGAAGGCACGATTATTGTTGGTGACTTTGAAAATGGTAATATCTACGCTTTAGATTTGACCACTTACGCTGACAATGGCGGTCCTCAGAAGTGGCTGCGCTCATGGCGAGCACTTCCTACCGGTCAAAACAACTTAAAGCGTACCGCACAGCATAGCCTTCAATTGGTTTGCGAGACAGGTGTTGGGCTTGTTGTTGGTCAAGGTTCTGACCCACAAGTCATGCTGCGCTTTTCTGATGACGGCGGACACACTTGGTCAAATGAGCATTGGGTTTCAATGGGTCAAATTGGCGGGTACGGCACACGCGCCATCTGGCGTCGTCTAGGCATGACTCAGAAGCTGCGTGACAGGGTCTATGAGGTATCAGGCACCGATCCAGTTAAGATTGACATTATTGGCGCTGAGTTGATTCTAAGCGGCACAAATGGCTAACATTACCCAAATCCCTGCGCCTCGGATTCCAGTTGTTGACTCAAACACTGGGTTAGTTTCGGTGCAATGGTTTCGATATTTTAATAACATCAACACTATTGTAGGCGACGGCACAGGCGTTATTTCAGTAGGTTCCGGTGGAACAGGTACAGGCACCCTTCCTGCAAACGGTCAAATCTTAATTGGTAACTCTAGCGGCACTTATACGGTCGCAAACCTAACGGCAGGCGCAGGGCTGTTTAGAACCAATGGCAGTGGCTCACTTACGGTTGGCATATCCAACACAGGGGTAACTGCGGGGTCTTATGGCTCGGCGTCTTCGGTGACCACGGTAACAGTCAACGCTCAGGGTCAATTGACGGTAGCGGGTGATGTGGCGATTGCGATCGCAGCGTCACAGATTACTAGCGGTACAGTGTCTGTTGCGCAAGGCGGGACAGGGATTGCCACATTAACGGCTAGCCGAATCCCCTATGGAAATGGCACAGCAGCGTTTCAATCTTCTGCAAACTTGACTTATGACGGGTCGGTGTTTACTGCAAAAGCGGATATTGTAGTGGATAAGACCATTACCGCTGCGGGCACTACCGGTGCACAAACAATTAATAAAACCGCTGGATCGGTTAACTTTGCTGCGGGTGCCATTAGTTTAGTTGTTACCAATAGTTTAGTGACAACCTCAAGCGTTATTTTAGCCACAGTTGCAACAGATGATGCGACAATGCGAGTTATGAAAGCAGTGCCTGGAGCCGGCAGTTTTACCTTAATCTCTAATGCGGCAGCCACGGCTGAAACCAGAGTTAACTTTTTGGTGCTGAATTAAATGGACGTAACGTACAGCGGCGTTTTAGCTCCTTCTGTTAGAAAACAGGTGGAAGCACTTCAGGCAGCAATGTCTAAAATGCCGCAATACGAACCTCCTACTGAGCATTTCTTTCATGGCGGTATGTATTGCCGACAAGTATGGCGTCCAGCAGGATGCACAATAGTTGGCAAAGTACACAAAAAAGAGCATTTTTATGTCGTAGTGTCCGGTACAATTTGTGTGACAACAGATGACGGCGTTCAGACTATAACTGGCCCTAAAGTTTTGTTAAGCCAACCTGGTACTAAGCGGGCGGTATACGCAATAACAGATGCACTTTGCATGACTTTTCATGTGGCAGAAGCTACAACGGTTGAAGAAGTAGAAGATGAGTTAGTTGAAACTGACCCAAACAGTATGTTTACAGTTGGCAATAAGCTTAAAAATGAGGTATTGACATGACATTTACAGTCGCCGCAGTAATCGGAGGCGTTGCCACTCTTGCTGGTGCCGCTATGAGTTCAAGCGCGGCAGGGAGCGCTGCGCGCACACAAGCTGACGCAGCAGACCGCGCCGCTCAATTGCAATATGAGCAGTATCTAAAAAGCGTTGAGCTGCAAGAGCCGTTTCGCCAAGGCGGGTTGCAAGGTCAAAATAGGCTTCTAACTTATCTTGGTTTGGGTGGCGAAGGTCAGTACGACGACAGCTCCTATAACAAAGCGTTGCAAAAATATAATGCTGACTTAGCCAATTTAGACCCATCTAAATTTTTTATTGGTGGCGGTGGTGGCGGGTCTTACACAAGCGGTGGCGGCGAATCTGATCAGCAATTTTATCGAGAGCCAACTGGCGGCACGTTTGATCAGGCTGGTTTTGACGCAGCCCGTGCGGGTTTAGTTGCGCCTAACCGTGAAAATTTTAGAATGTCTGGCGGCAACGCCAACGATCCGATGTTTGGCAAATACGCAACGGCTGAGTACACGCCTGAGATGTTTGCCAAGGGTCAAGACCCAGGCTATCAGTTCCGGTTAAAAGAAGGTATGAAAGCTCTTGAAAACAGTTCAGCCGCCCGTGGCAATTTATTGTCCGGTGGTACGCTCAAAGGCATTCAAAGGTTTGGTCAAGATTTAGCATCGACAGAATATCAAAACGCATTTAACCGCTACCAAGTTGAACGCTCAGGCACGTTAAACCCGCTTCAATCATTAGCGGGCGTCGGTCAGTCTACAGCCAACGCGCTCGGTAATATTGGTATGAACTACGCTAACCAAGCTGGCGAGGCGTATCAAGGCGCAGCTAACGCAAGGGCGTCTGGGTATATTGGGCAATCTAATGCGTTTAGCAACGCCATTGGTAATATTTCAAATCAGTATTACCAGAACCAGTTAATGAATCGAGTCTTTCCGCAAAAGACGCCACACTACACTGTAACCGGCTCAACAGCCGGTGGCTTTGTTGGAGAATAATAATGCCAATTAATCCAAATATCGCATTAGGCGTACAGCAACAACAACCCGTCAATATGCTTGGCCAAATGGGTCAGATGCTTGCGCTGAAAGGCGCTGTTCAGGAAATGCAGGGCAATGAAGATTTGCGCGCAGCATATTCGCAAGGTGGCGATTTAAACGATCCTGAGTTTCGTCGTAAAGTCATGGCTGCCAACCCTAAATTGGGTAGCCAGCTTATTAAGACAAACGCTGAAACAGGTAAATTGCAAAACGAAGCAATTGCCAACAGGATTAAATTGTCACGCGAGATGCTGACAGGCGTAAACACGCCTGAAGACTACATTGCTTGGCATGAGTCTAACCATAAAGACCCAGTGCTTGGTAGCTATCTTACCCAACGCGGTGTGACTGCTGAACAGTCTCGCGCCAAGATCATAGCTGATCTTGCTAAACCTGGTGGGTTAGATAAACTTAAGCGCGAATCAGCGCTTGGTGCTACTGATTTGCAAAAAGAATTGATGCAGACTGAGCGCACACGGATTAGTGCTGCCCCTGCTTTTCAACGTAATGCTATGCTTCAAAAACAGTGGCAACACAGCATAGATAATCCAAAAATGACGCCTCTTGCGGGCGAAAAAATTGACGCTAAAGGAAACAAAGTTCCTGCGTATTTTGGCTATGATCCAACCACTAACACTATGGAAGAAGTTAGAATGCCAACTGTTACTGTTGGCCCTTTAACTACAATTGACCCAAATGCGCCCACTAACAATCTTGCACCCGCAAGCGTAAACGCGTTAACCGCTCCACCAACAGCAGGCGCACCTACATCTCCTGTTATGCGCCCACCCGCGCTTACCGCGCCTTCTGCGGCTGCGCCTACCGCAGCTATGCCTTCGGCAACATCACCAACATCTGTGTCTGGTGGCGTTCGCTTTGGTCCTAAGAGTACATCTGATAGCCTGACTGAAGCACAAGGTAAAGCAACTAACTTTTCTATCCGCGCCAAACAAGCGCACGAAGTTCTTAACACGATTGGTGAAGACGGCAAAGTACAGCCTGGTCTTATTAAACGCGGCGCTGAGGCAATTCCGTTTATTGGAGAAGGTCTTGGTACAGCGTTAAACATTACGCAATCAGACGCACAACAACAGGTTGAACAAGCACAAAGAAACTTTGTTAACGCTTTGCTGCGCCAAGAATCCGGTGCTGCAATTAATAAAGATGAATTTGAAAATGCTAAAAAACAATACTTTCCGCAACCTGGTGATTCCGCCGCTGTTATTGAACAAAAACGATTAAACCGTGAAGCTGTAATTAAAGGTTTTGATATAGCAGCAGGCCCTGGCGCTAAACAAGCGACGCCGCCCTCAACAGAACCAAAACGTATTAATTCTATGGATGAGTACAATTCTTTGCCCTCTGGCGCAACGTATATTGACCCCGAAGGTACAACGCGGAGGAAAAAATAATGGGCTGGAAAGATGATCCTGTTATACAAAGTGGGTGGCAATCCGACCCCGTTGTAGGTGGCAAAACAACCAAGCCTTTGGAATGGAGCGATGTGCCTGGGCAAGCGCTGACTAATCTTCCTGAAAGCGCGGGTAAATTTGTGGGTGGCATTTACGAAGCCGTAACGAGTCCAATCGAAACTGCAAAGACTATTGGCATGGCAGCGGCTGGCGGTCTTAAAAACATTTTGCCTAAATCGGTTACAGATTTTATTACTTCAATTAGTTCTGAACCAGGTAAGATTAACGAAGCTGTAGCCATCGCCGACGCTATCGGCGGTATCTATAAAGACCGCTATGGTTCAGTAGAGGGTTTAAAGAAAACCTTAGCTACCGACCCTGTTGGTGCTGCTGCTGATTTATCGACTATTTTATCTGGTGGCGCGGGTGCAGCCGGTGTGGCAGGGCTAACAGGAACAGCAAGAGCCTTAACATCTGCGGCGGCTGCGACTAATCCTTTAACTCCTATAGTTGCCACAGCAGCGCTTCCTGTACGCGCAACAGCTAGGGGCGTTGGTGGCGTTTACAACTATTTAGCAGACCCAAAAGGCGCGGCAGCACTCCGCGCCGCTGAAGGCAGCGCACCAGAAATTATTAACGCATTACGCAACCCAGAAATTTTACCTGGTAGTTTACCTACTGCTGGTGAAGCAGCGGCGACAGTTAACGCACCTCGGTACGCAACACTTGCAACTGACTTGGCTAAAGTTATGCCAAAAGAATACCTTGCCCGCGCAGGGCAACGTAAAGAAGCGTTGTTGCGTCCTCTGTCGGTAGACGAAACTTATATGCCTATCGCTGAAATACAGCGTCGAGTTGCGTCTGAGCCACTATACACAGCCGCTAGAGGCGCGGGTGATGTTGTTGATACTGTGCCTGTCATTTCTAAAATAGATGATATTTTAGATAAGAATCCAGGTAACCCAGAACTTGTTACCGAAATGACTAAACTTCGTTCAAGTTTAATTGACGAAACAGGCGCTCCCCGCGTTAACGCTCAACAAGTATCATCGACGTTAGATGGACTGAAATCGGCGTTAGCCAAGAAAGAAAACGCATTTATCAAAGATCAGCTTAACAACATTAAAACTGATTTGACCGACGCTATCCCAGGCTATCGACAAGCGCAAGAAACTTTTGCCGCAAAAAGCGAACCTATTAATCAAGCGGAAGTTGCTACGTTTTTAAAAGAAAAACTAGCTCCTGCGATGACAGAAGAAACCGGCAAATTAAAAACGGCGGCATTTATAAAAGCTGTTGAAGACGCGCCGCAAACCTTAAAGCGCACTACTGGTCAAGCGCGGTTTCAAAACCTTAATGAAGTTTTGACGCCTGATCAAATAAAAGTTGTAGGCCAGATTAAAGATGAGTTAGCGCGCACTGCTAAATTTGAAGAACAAGCAGCCGCAGGAAGAGCCACGTCTAGGGGTTCTGATCTTGCGTCCCAAGCTATTGCGGACGTAGCAGGCGGGACAAAGTTTCCTGGTCTGATGAGCCGCGTAGCTACGGTTGCAAACGTTATTATTGACAGGTTAGAAGGACGAATTAACCGTCGTTTGGCAACCGAAATGGCATTAGAGATGCTTGACCCTAAAGCGTCTGCCGCAACACTTGAAGCAGCCTTGTTGCGCGAAACAAAGGGACAACGCAATAAAGCAAGAGCAGAAGCAATGGGCGCAACAACTAAAAGTTTGTTAAAACACCCTGCGCTTTTGCAGCTAAACAACCTAGCACCTGAACAAGAAAACCGCAACTCTCTGAGGCCGTAGCATGGATTCACAAATGTTGTTTAACATCGTCATTGGTCTGGCTTCGTTCTTCGGCGGTTGGGTGCTTAACAATATCACCAAGGCTATTGACCGCCTTGATGATGACGTGCGCAAAATGCCCACAACATATCTTTCTAAAGATGAATACCACCGCGACATTGCTGAGATCAAAAGTATGCTGTGCAAGATTTTTGACAAGCTAGACAACAAGGTAGAC